GAGTGGTGAGCAAACAATGCCAGGTTACACAGCCGATGATATTGCAAAGGCGCGTGAGCAAGAAAAGGCAAAGTTATATCCACAACTTGAAAAGATGAAAGAGGAACTCGCATCTCTGAAAAGAGAACGTGAGGAAGCGGCAGCCCGTGAAGCAGAGCGTCAAGCACGCATTGCTGAAGAGGAGAGCCGTGCAGCACAGTTGAAGAAGGAACAGGAAGAGAATGAACTGTCCTTCAAAGACCTTCTCAAGAAGAAGGAGCAAGAATTTCAGGCTCAATTAGAGAATGAACGTCTTGAAAGAGAACGTGCTATTGCACTCTTAGACCAAGAGCGCAAATTCCAAGAGTTGATGAATTACCGTCAGGCTCGATTGGAACAGGAACGAGATAACATCATTCCTGAACTCATCGATTTGATTGAAGGCGATTCACAGGATGCAATTGAGCAGAGCATCGCAACTCTAAAAGATAAGTCTGCTCGAATTCTCGATTCCGCTCAACAGGCTATGCAGTCTGCTAGAGCACAAATGGCAGGACCACGCATCACAGCGCCTGCCGCAGGACCCCTCGACACCAATTCGGACACACAACCGTTAACTCCTGATTCAATCAGGGATATGTCATTGGCAGACTATGCGAAACAAAGAGCCAAATTACTTGGCAATGCAGCAAACAATCGTGGTCAGGGACTGTTCGGTTAACCCAAACAACTATCTAGAAAGGACTTGACCTAAATGGCAAGTGCAATTACAGGTACTGGTCAACTAGCCAGCGCCCCTACCGCTTATTCTGGTTCTAATACGAGCCTCAATCAAGCAATTCAAACAATCTGGTCGAAGGAAATCCTCTTCCAGGCAATGCCAATCCTCCGTTTCGAACAGTTCGCTGTTAAGAAGACTGAACTAGGTGTAGCACCTGGTCTTCGTGTGAACTTCCTTCGTTACAAGAACTTCGCAGTAGACCCATCTCCTCTAACAGAAGGTGTTCGTATGACAACGAACGCTCTTACTGCAGAGCAGATTGCAATCACAGTTGCAGAACACGGCTACGCAGTAGCAGTTTCTGAACTTCTTCTCAATGCATCCTTCGATGACGTAATGGCTTCTGCTTCACGTCTTCTTGGTCGCCACATGGCACAGTACCTCGATGTACAGGCACGTAACACACTCTCTGCAGCAACTTCTGCAGTATTTGGTTATGACCGTTCTGCACTCCAGGGTGTCAATGACTGGTACAACGAAGGTACCGCTGCAACACAGTGGTCAGACCTTGATGGTAACTATAAGTTGACTACAGGTGCTGTTAAGGATGCTGCTCTTACCCTTGCTGGTAAGAACATCCCACGTCTCGGTGAGACATATGTACAGTTCGTACATCCTAAGCAGTCACGTGATATCCGTTCGAACCCAGAGTTCATCGAGGTAACAAAGTACGCTGCTCCAGGAAACTTCATGCTCGGTGAAATCGGACGTCTATACGACGTAGTATTCATTGAGACAACACAGGTTCGTAAGTTGGCTGTAAACGCTGGCTATACAACATCTTCAAACGTAGGAGTTCCTGCGTCTCAGATTGAAGTTCCTGTCAAGGCTAACACCCGCCCAGGTTCAGGCGGTAACCCAGAGTCTGCAGATTTCACTGCTGAAAAGGGTTACTTGACTTCTGCAACTGGTAACGGTGCTGAAGTTTATGAGTCCATCATGATTGGTGACAATGCATTTGGTCACGCAATCTCCCTCCCAGTTGAACTCCGCGATGGTGGCGTTCTCGACTTCGGTCGTGAGCACGCTCTTGCTTGGTACGCAATCTGGGGTCTTGGTGTTATTACAGACCAGGCTATCGTCAAGGTCTACACCAACTAGTAATTAGCAGTACCGTCTGGGGGTCATACTCCTTCTTTGGCCCCCAGACACAACAACTAAAACGTTTAGGAGAATAAACACCGTGGCAAACAAAGCAACAAGTCCATTGGATGCAACTGGAGTTGCAGCCGAAAAAGCAGCAAAGAAGAACGCTGCAGAGTTAAAAAAGCGTAAAGAAGAAATCTCAATCGCTAATCAGTTAGAGGCCGAGAGCCTAGAGCGCGACATATTCGACCCAAAGAAACCAGAAACCCCACTCGTCTTAGATGAAATCGAAGATGTAGGTGTGTCAGTGTCGAATGAGTACGTAGTCATTCGAACAATCACCGATATTGATGACATGACATTCGGTGTGGTTAACGGAACTCCTCAAAGTTATTCATTTAAATCAGGTGCTAAGTACCGTGTTCCACGGCACATCGCTGATTACTTAGAACAACTTGGGTACATTTGGCGGCCTAACTAAGCCGTCGCAAGTAGTCCGCCCTCAACTGGTTCCCGCCCTCCTCCCAGTTGGGGGTCGGACCTTTTTTGCGCTGTTAAATCTCCGGTTACAAGGGACAATACCTACAACTTATTTTCGGAGGTAGTGTGGCGAATTTAACTAGCCTTGGAAGTCGTCTCAGGTATGAGATTGGCGATATACCCAAGTCTTTCGTGTATCAGTTTACAGCCGATGGAACTACCAACCGGTTCCTAGTTCCTTATTCACCCTTAGATGGTCTAAATCTCTCAATTATTCAAGATAACGTCAATGTGTCAGATGACGTCGAAGTAGAAGAAGCCACAGGGTACATAGTATTTGACACAACTCCATCTAACGGAGACATAATTGTTGTTGCTGGAAATTACTTTAGATACTTTACCAATACTGAAATAGACCAATACATAAGCACGGCTTTTCTTGAGCATAGTGCTTATCACACGGACGCGTACGGACGCTCAGTCTCATTGACTAATATGCCTGCTCTTGAAGAGTACCCCGTAGTTGTATACGCATCTACCTTGGCCTTGCACGCATTAGCAAATGACGCAGCCTTTGATATCAACGTATTCGCACCAGATGGTGTAACTATTCCAAGGTCTGAACGTTATCAGCAGTTAATGCAGATGATTCAGGCACGTCAAAATCAATACCGCGAACTTTGCAATCAACTTGGTATTGGTATGTACAAGATTGACGTCTTTAGTTTTCGCAGAATTTCTAAAACTACCAATCGTTATGTCCCCATCTATCAACCGATGGAAGTCGATGACAGGTCAACTCCAACTCGTGTCTATGTACCAATTCCTACTTATGGTGGAGTTGACGTTCCTGTTACGGCTATTGTTCAAGACCTTTACATTTACGAAGGCGATGACTATACCTTCAACATAGTGTTTGATTTTGAATTAGATAACTACACACCAACTTCTGAAATTAGACAATTGCCAGGAAGTTCTGCCCTAATAACTTCTTTTACAATAACAAAACCAGACGTTGGTTCAGGTGATGGAGCAGGCCTTCGTACTTTACAGTTAGACCTCTCAGAAGCACAGACCCGGATACTTCCAAAGACATGCTATTACGATGTTCAAATGGTTGACCAGAACGGCGTTACAAAGACGTACGTTACGGGTAAAATCTTCGTGACTAAAGAGGTGACCATTCCATGAGTCAATATGTAAGACCAGGCTCTAATGCTACGACATATGTTAATGATGTCATTAGCATCACAACGCCTTCAGGAACAGCCTCTTATGGAACACCAGGAACTGCTACTGAAGTAATAGTCCCTGACCTTGCGTACGCCCATACGCAGGGAACAGCCAGTGCAACCTGGACAATTGTTCACAATCTTGACTTCTTTCCTAATGTCACGGTTGTGGATTCAGGTGGTACAATCGTTGAGGGCGAAATTGCCTATACTAATCGGAATCAAATCGTTCTCACATTTGCTGCAGCGTTCAGTGGTAAAGCGTACCTATCTTAAGGAGATGTGAGTGGCCCGTAAATTTTTAACCCCTATTGATTTAACTAAATTAGAATTACAGAATGCCAGAATTCAAAACCTGGCTACTGCCCCATCAAGCCCAGTAGTTGGTCAAATCTACTTTGACACTGTACTTGGCTATTTACGTGTTTGGAATGGTTCTGCATGGGTAAACACAAGTCAAGGAGCCCAAGGAACCCAAGGTACACAGG